GCTCCAGTAAACACAGAAGCAACGAACGTGATATCGGCTGAAGTATTTGACTTCTTGACCATAGGTAATTCAACATAGTTTAATGTAATAATAAATCCTGACCAGATAACAACGCCTAGACGCACCATTGCACCTAGTATCTGCATCTGCTCTTCATGGTCATCTATGTTTTCTTTGAGTTTTGTAAAGAGTCCCTTTTTTTCTTCCGGTTTTCTTTCCATTTTTTTATTTTATCTTGTAAAAACTTCTGTATCTTTTTCCTTAGTTTTTCTATAATCGGTTGTGTTACAGTTGTAGCTGCAACAGCAGTCACAGCAGCAATAGTTGTAGGAACTAATACATCACCCGTAGGTAATTTATAAGGCGGGAAAGGTGGAGGTAATGTAGGTGCTGGAGGTTCAGCAGTCTCTACAGGTTTTGTACCCTTTGGTTCCTTAAGATCACTCGGAGGTACAACCAAGGGTACATAACTCGGTACGTCAGCAGTAGGTAATGGTATAGATATTGTTTCGATATCTTTTACAGGTGGTATTACTATGCTGGGTATTTCCACTATTAAGCTGGTTTATTTGCTATCAGTGCTGCTTTATAAGCATTTTTAACATCTGTAGTCCAAGCTGCATTGCATATTGCTGCTACTTCAGCTGGCTCGTCTGTTAAAGCTGTATCTACAAGGTTATCGGAAGCATCTAGTGATCCGGGCCATAATACATATCTATGAAAAGATCTTGTAAGTTCAACACCATCTTTTTTGATGACTGTTGCTTTACGGACTTGAACCGCTTTATGTTGTCCGACAACTTCTATCTTGTCGTATTCTATTGATTCGGCTAATGCCATTAGGATTAATCTCCGATTAAAACAGGTTTAGGCTTAGTTTATAGACGTAGCTCGGTCTATGAAGCTTCGTAGGAATAACCAAGGCTAACTCTTGTACTATCTTGCAATTGGTTACCACTTATTAATGGAGCACCGTTATATGTGTGAACATACAATGCCCATGTAGTGCTAGTTGTACTGGCAGACATAGATGCTACAGTTACATTCATTGATTGCAACTGAGTGCCATTATTCCACATCCAAATGCCGACGTCATTACTAGCATGTGAACCTAAAGCAAAAGGCCAACCGTTTAGTGCAGCGTGAGATCCACCAACAGAGTTAGAACCAAAACTAACTTGACCCCAAGTGTTAACCCATCTACCTATTTTTGTATAGTTTGCAGTTCCACCTGTTGATCCGTTATTACCACTGGTATCAGTTATATTAAGTGAAAATGTACCTTCTTCATAGTCATCCAATTTGTGGGCATTATCTGTGCCCCCTACATAAAGTCCCATTATGATACCTCCGTTAAATTCATTTTGTACTTTTTACCATTTCTATTATTTAACATAAAAATGTGATCTTCACCTTCCTGTAAAGTCCAGTTACCCCATGTACCATCAACATCATTAGATGATCCTTCGTTAGATAACTGAAGGTCAGTTGTATATATGTTTCTCCAACGTTTGTCTGATGCACCTAAGTCCATATTATTATCAGATGCCGGTCTCACGTCATTAAACATATAAGTAACAACTGCACCATTGCTGTCGTTTCTATCGTTTCTAATATACCAACCACCATCATTTGGTCTTGCAAATCCTATCTCATGAGTTGAACCATTTGACCAACTTTGAACATAACCACCACGGCCACTTGAACCAGAACTATTTTGCATTGAGATACGAGCATAATTACTTCCTCCTCGAACTGAAACTTGCTCCGAACCATCAACTGCAAATCTAACCTGATTAGTAGCACCTTGATAAATAAATGTATTTATGCTGGGATCAACCGCTAAAAAGTTATACGTACTTGTGTTATCACTGGTTTGGAAATAAACAGTTTCAAAAGAACCAATACCTCTATAATGTTGATACATAGTACCATCATTATTTTGGTAAAACATTAAGCCTTTATGAGTTGCGGTATTATATGTATCGTTACCAATAGAAAGTGCCCAAGGACTATTATCATCAGTCATAATAGACACAGTAGGACCGGCTGCACCATCATCTTGAAATACAGCTCTGTCACCAGTTAATGTACCATTAAAGTTCATGCTAGCACTAACCTCTAAAAGACCTGTTACTGCAACACCGCCATCTTTGGCACGTAATCTTTCGCTACCACCAGTGTAAAGTCGAGCTGTACTACCACCTTCGTCTAAATACAATAATTCACCAAAACCACCACCAGCTCCAGTAGCCCAGCCACAACCACCGCTATCGTGGTAAGAGTACATCTCATGTCCTCCAGATCCAATGATTACAGAAGCGTTAGTTCCACTATGAGTAAGTGTAGTATATCCTGTTACGTCAATACCAGCAGAAAAATCGTGGTTATTATGTGACCTAAGAGTTCCATTGGATGCTATTGAAAGTCTATCAGCAGCGTTTGTGCTGTCATGTAATACAAAACTTCCACCATCAACTTGAAATAAATAATCTGGATCATTTGGTGAGCCAGCGTTATCAACAAAGTTTAATCTTGGTTGTTGGTCAGCTAAAGTTAAATCTTGACATGTTACATTTTGAGCACCAAAGTTAGGAGATATTTTTGTTCCAGCTATCGCTGCATTTGATGCAATGTCTGCGTTATCTATTGTACCAGCTGGTAAATTAGATAAGTCCTGTCTTAAAAGTGGAAATCCACCAGCTTGTGAGCCGTTATGTACGACAAGTGATTCCTTGTCAGTATCTACAGTAACTTCGCCCTCGGCTCCAGTAAAGCTACTATGTTGCGAGGTTGTCCCTCGTCTTAGTTTTAATAATTTTGCCATTAAATTGTTCCGAAATCGAGTTGTAAGTTACTGCCAGCAGCTCCATCTATAGTTGTTGCTGTAAGAAGTCCTGTTACTGTTACGCCAGTACTTGTAGTTGCAAGTTTTGAATTGTCACTATGATATAATTCTGCAACACCTGATTGACCTTTAAAATATTTACTTCCAGCAGGGGTGCTTATTTGAGTTATATCACTATGTATTAGAAGGTTATTTGATCCAGTATTTATAACACCCTGAGTACCATTAAAATAAATTTCAAAATTTGACCCTGTGCCATAGTAAGATCTTATGTTGTCGTTAAAAATAATATTTCCGGTTGTTGTATCACCATCATTACGTAATAGATTACTTAAAGCAGTTACACCACCCTGCCATGCAGAGCCGTTGTAAACTTGCAACTCATTTGTTGAACTGTTAAAATATAAATCTCCAGTATCAAGACTAGAAGTAGGAGCAGAAGATGCAATACGATAACGAGCTGCAAAGTTATTTACATCCGCCATATTGCTAGCTACTGTGTTTACATTTGTAATACTACCAGCAGTTGTATTAACATTAGCTATTGAGTTATTAACTGTATTAACATTTGAAATAGATCCAGCAACTGTGTTAATATTATTTACTGCTGCTCCAACTGTTGACACATTACTGTTGTTAGCTGCAACTGTATTTACATTAGATATATTACTAGCTACAGTTGTTACATTAGATGAGTTACCAGCGACTGTAGTTACGTTAGCTGAGATACCAGCAACTGTAGTTATATTACTAGATATATCTGCTAGTGTATCCATGTCAGATACTATCGCTGTAGTACCTAAAGTATTCATATCAGCTACAGCATCAGCTGTACCAAGTCTACCTATCTCTGTTGCTTTACCAGCTACAGCTCCTATATCAGTAGCGTCAGCAGCTACAGCAGTAACATTAGAAGCTATGCCTGCAACTGTTGTTACATTAGATGCTATACCAGCTACTGTGTTTAATGATGAATTACCTGTGCCTGTTGCTACAGCATTTGTAATAAGACCTAAATCTTCTTGAAAGACTAACTGACCAGCTACAATATTAACATTGTTAAGATCAGATGCGTTAGGTGTTACGTTACTAAAGCCATCACCAGAAGTACCATCATAGACCATCATAACTTTGTTAGATGAGCTATCAAACCATAAGTCACCATTTTGTAATGATGAATTATCAGATCTAGTTGTAGGTGCAGAAGTACTAATTTGGTAACGATCTACAAAGTTATTTATATCAGTTACGTTAGCTCCAGCTGCTGATATATTAACAGCATTGGCAGCTACAGTTGTGACCTCTGTTGCTTTTGGTGTTAATCTATGAAAAGCATATGTATGTAATGTACTTGTTGTTTCTACAATCGCACCAAAGCCTGCTGCAAGAACTGTAGATCCACAGCCTGTAATAGTAACAGTATTTCCAGTTCCAGCACCGTTTGCAATAGTAACTGTACCACTGCTTGGTGTGCGTGAACTACTTATAGCTTTGATAGATACAAGAGTACCAGCTCCATTGTTTACGTCAGGGTTAGCTGTAGGAAAAGATGTCTCGTTAGCTATGGGTACAAAGCCACCAACATCATCAACTAAGTCTATAATTCTTGCATCAATAGCAGCTGTTGTAGCTACTTTAGAATCAGTACTAGACCATGTAACACCACTAGCTATAGTTTCTGAAGAGTCTTGTCTAAGGAAGATGCTTTCAGCATTAGTTTTTGTATAATATCTACCATCTAACGTACCAGTAGCTATTTTATCATCTGTTACAGCATCGTTTGCTATATCAGCTGTAACAATTGTTCCATCTACTATATTAGCACTAGCTACAGTAATATCTGTAGGTAAAGCACCACCGGCTAATTTAGCCATAGTGACTGCGTTGTCTGCTATTTTACCTTCTACTACTGCAAGATTGACTAACTCAGATGTACCAACAGAACTGTCAGCCATCTTAACATTAGTTACAGCATTAGATGCAAGAGCAGCTGAACCAACAGCATTGTCTACAAGTTCAGCAGCACCGACAGAATCGTCTGCCATTTTAGATTGAGTGACTGCATTGTCTGCTAACTTAGCGTTAGTAACAGAAGTGTCAGCTAACTTAGCTGTAGTAACATTTAGATTAACTATTGAAGCAGTTGTGACTGCATCAGGTCCAAGTTTATCTGCTGTTACAGCGTTAGTAATTATTTTATTTGTAGAAATTTGATTGTCAGCTATGTGCTCTGTATCTATAGAACCAGCTGCATAGTGCTCAGAGTTAATAACATCATCTGCTATTTTTGAACCATCAATGATGTCAGCTGCTAAGTGAACACGGTCAATAGATCCATCTACATATTGTTCTGAGTCAATACAGTTATCATCTAATTTGCTATTATTTATTGCATCATTAGCAATCATACCCCTAGCAACAGTACCGGTATCACCTGTAGTGACAACAGTACCTGTTATGTTAGGTATAGTAATTGTTCGATCTGCTGTAGGATTAACTACTGTTAATGTAGTTTCGTGTGCATCATCTGATGAACCTTCAAAAACTAAATCAACAGCTTCTCCTAAAATCAGATCACCAAGCATGGTGTCACCAAGGTTACTGATCGAACGAGCTCCAACTTCCTGTGTTTTGTACAGGTTTTGTGTAAAGTTGTCGTTAAGATCTTCTGACTTGATAGCTGATCCAGCATAAAATGTTGCTGTTAAATCGTCTACACTGGTTTCTCTA